TTCAATGAAGAGGACTGAAGAAAGTACGATACCGATTAATCGATCAAAGGAAATTCGTTGCACGAACATCATACAGCATGGTCGGAGGAAAGGCGAGGTCTGCAACCGGAAGTTGTGTGTTGGTGATCTTGGTCCCGGAGGGGCTATTGAGCACATGTGTCCGAGATGTAAACAACTATGCCGAATTAAAAAATTACCATATTAAGCAATGAGAAATAATATCAAACATGAAGTCCTGAGAGACTCAAACTATTTAACAGCGAGGACTCAGGGCTATGAGCGAAAGAACAAGTTATGGGGATATTTCCCCGCGGACCGCAGGCAAGGCAATGAAACGGCTCTTGAAAAGGGGTCAACACCTGATGGTTACGGAGCGTTTCGGACAGAAAGACCCGCTCCGCAAAAATCAGACAAAAACCTGTAAGTGGAGACGATACAACTCACTGGCCAGAGCATCTGCACCGTTGGCCGAAGGCGTGACTCCCAAGGGCAAGAGACTTACCTACTCGGATGTCAATGCGACTTTGGAGCAGTTCGGGGATTTGCTTGAAATCACGGATGTCATTGCAGACACCCACGAAGACCCCATTTTTCAGGAATCCATGGATCTGTGCGGTGAGCAGGCGGCGGAAACCGTTGAAGAAATGAGAATCGCGGTACTCAAATCCGGCACCAATGTTTTTTACGCTAACGGCGTAACAGCACGTGCATCCGTTAATTCTCCGCCTACCCGTGGAGATTTCAGAAAGATTTACCGTGCGTTCAAAAAGAACAAGGCACGGGAGATTTCACAGATTATCCGGGCCTCTGACAAGGTATCCACTGAACCGGTTGAACCTGCTTATTTCTGCATGGGGCATACTGACCTGAAGGCCGATTTGCGGGACATTTCCGGGTTTATCCCCGTGGCAAACTATTCCGAATCCATCAAAGCCATGCCCGGCGAGGTCGGGAGCCTGGAAGAGTTCAGGATCATTCTGACCCCCATGTTCGAGTCATGGGAAACCGCCGGTGCATCGGGAACCACTTATTTGAGCGGTGGCGTTGAAGTTTCCGTGGCGGCTCAGTGCGATGTGTATCCTCTGATATTCGTTGCCCGGGATGCGTATGGAATTGTTCCGCTGCAAGGTTTTGAAGCGGTCGTGCCTTATGTCATCAACCCGGACAAGCCGACCAAGAGCGATCCTCTGGCACAGGTGGGTTATGTGGCATGGAAAACGTATCAGACTGCGGCGATTCTGAATAACAATTGGATCGCCAGACTTGAGACCAGCTCGACTGCAAGCCCAAGTTGATGATTTTATTAAACAATTAACCTTTTAAAAAAGGAAAAATAAATGAGACGTGTAGGCGGAGTTTTTAATGGGACAGGCGCAGACCTTTATTTGTGTATCGGATTTGTGCCTGACTGGGTCCAGATTTGGAACCTGGAAGGAACTCAGGTCATAAGGCTCGATTGGAATATCGGCATGATGAGAGCATCTGAAGTTGTTGAGGGTCTTCAGTTCACCGGGGCTGATGTTGCGGCTGCGGCTCTTACCAAAGGAAACGGTCTTTTGCCTTATTTTGGTGGCGATACGCTCACCGCAACTCAGGCCGGGACCGTAACATACGGCGAGGGCGCTTATTTGAAATGGGATAACGTTGATTATCGCCATTTCAGCGGAAATTCTCCCCATGGTCTGGGTGATGCCGTGGCTGTTGACATTGATTCATGGACTCTGGACACTGCGGCCAACAATACCGGCCATTTTAACGAGGACGTGACCGGAACATATATTGGAGAAGGCTCAAAGATCATCATTGACGGGAAGGTTTACACCATCGTTGCTTTGACTGCGACCCAGGGCGAGGCGGCCGATGAGGTTACGTTGAGCCACAGTATGAAGTCGGGAGACGTTCAGTCCATCGGTGGCATGTATTCCATGAAACCCATGATTGAGGGTGAAGTGACCTCTGAGGGTTTCCTCATCAGCAATACCACTGTGAATGTCAATGACGCGATATGTGCCTTTGAAGCCGGTAAGTATGACAATTAATTTGAGCCTATAGAACTTCAACAGAGAGTCCAAAACCACAAAAAAGGAGAGTTTCAAGTTGGAAAACCCAAAAGTAGAAAAGAAAGCCAAAGAAGTGGAAAAACAGGAATTTGAAAAATATTTCAAAGTCCTATTCAGTGAAAAAACCTCGACCAATGATACCGATGATGTCGAACTATCGGTGAACGGCGAAATCTTGGTAATTCAGCGGGGCGTTGAGGTTATTATCCCTGGACGGTTCAAGATATGTGCCGACAATGCAACGTATCAGCAGTTCACGCAAGTACCCGGAAAGCCGAGGAAGCTGCGCGGAACAATCAAGGTTTATCCGTACCAACTGATAGGAGAGGCCGACAAAAAAGAGTTCTCCACCTTGAAACAGACAGGAGACAAACAGACAAAGGCTCATATCGCCAAGTTTGGTTTTGATGGCGTACCGGAAGGAATTTAAACATGGCTCTTTCAGGATCGTATGATTTCGGCCTGACAGCAGATAATATAATCACAGAGGCCCTTGAGCTACTCGGGATTTATGTCACGGGCGGAACCGTTATTGATGAGCATAAGACGTCGTGTCTGAGAACCCTTGAGATGCTCGTAAAGTCATGGGGCGCAGAGGGCGTGGGTTTATGGAAAAATGTAGAGGCTGCCTTGTTCTTGGAGTATGGAGGATATGAGTATGATATCGGACCATCCGGGGATCATTGCACCGACTCCTGGGTAAAAACCGAAGTTGCAACCACTGCCTCTTCCGGTGCTTCGACTATTACTGTTGATTCTGATACAGATATCTCGGATGGTGATTATATCGCCATGGAGCTGGACGATGATGACAATGAGAACACATTGCAATGGACGACCGTGAACGGAACACCGGCGGTTAACGTGGTTACTCTTACCGATGTTTTGACGGGCGATGTCTCGGTGGATAACCACGTTTATGCATACACCACAAAACTGCAAAAGCCATTGCAGATTATCGAGGCCAGGATTAGGGTTGAGAGTTCGGATGATAATGACGATTGCACGGAAACGGTTTTAAATATCCGACACCGAAATCAGTATATGGCAATCTCGGACAAGGAGGCTACGGGGACGGCTAACCTGATCTACTATCAACCGATGCTGACCGATGGAAAACTGCGGGTTTATCCGGCCTGTGATAATGTTCAAAATTATTTGAAGTTCTCAGCTAAAATTCCGATTCAGGACTTCGACGACGCCGCAAATTCACCCGATCTGCCAATTGAATGGCTTTTAGCACTGGCATGGAACCTTGCAATTTTAATTAGTCCGAAATTCGGCAAAACGGTAACACCGGATTTTGAGGCTAAAGCTCTTGTTTTTAAGCGGAATGTTATGCTCCATGATAGGGAGAGACATCCCATCGGGCTGAGCGGATAAAGGAAAGTTATGATCACAGACGAAGAACGAGAAAGTATTATCAACGAGGCAATTGAGCGGGCTTTAAAACTCTTGCCTGAAGTGGTCGGCAATCTCATGGCCCAAAACGCCATGCACGCTAAAATCAACCGCGAATTTTACGAGAAACATCCTGAGTTCAAAGATCACAAAAAATCTGTAGTCTCCGCAATCGAAATGGTCGAAGGAAAGAGTCCACTGCTTGAATACGACAAGATTTTAGAAAAAGCAGTACCAGAGATCCGCAAACGTATTAATACGCTTTCAACCTTGGACACGGATACAGTAACGACAAATCCGAACCGGCAATTTGAATCATTGGATTCACCAAAGATAAATCCCAACGGAGTCATTTAATGTCAAGTCGCCCTTTACTCAGCATCGGCCCTGGTGAGCTTTCCCGAGGCTTGCGCCCTTCCAGGCGGATGCCACGCAACAGTAAGTTTCTCGTGGAGTGCAATGGCAGTGTAGGGATTGACGGGGTTCTATGCTCCTTGGATGAAATCAGAAGAATCTCGACATCTGCTATCACGGACGGGTTTCCGTATCCTCAAATTTTTGTATTTACCAATGTTGTCATAATCTGCGGAGAAACGAAGATATACGAATGGGTGTCGGATGCTCTTGTGGAAAAGCTGACGGTTAGTGCAGGATCAACCTGGAATGCCGTGGATTTCCATGACTATATCTATTTGAGCAATGGTCAAGTTGCAGTCGAAAGGGATGCCCTGGATAAAACCTATTCAACAACTACAGATTTACCAACATGCATGGCGGCGTGTAACTATAATGGCCAAGTGATTATTGGGGCACCGGATGCGGGGAATGAATAATGAGTTGGAAAGACGCTAAAAATTCAGGTCCCTGGAACTTCACAGAGCAAGGAGACAAATATGGCTACCTTAATAATAAAAGGTGGTCATCCCAACAGGACGCACAGGAATTTTGCGAGGACGCTGGCATCTCTCTTGACCCTACAAATACACACAGACCTTGCGGACATTGGCACAAAGATCGTCCAGGAATAGTTAAGACCAGTTTTCCTTCTGGTAGATGGGTAGCTGCTATGCCCCAGTCTGGACAGCCTTATATCTATTTATATGATATTACTTATAAGGCGATAATTAAAGTAGATACATCATTATCCCCTCCGGCTGTTGTTGATAGGCTTATTGTTAACGACAGTTCGTTTAATCTTGATTATGAAAAGGGATATGGTTTGCCAGGCGCACAGCGTGGCGGTTATTGCATGAATAAAAACGGAACAAGAGTATGGTATCTTTTTAGAGGTATAGGAGATTATGATGATGATTGTAGACTTGTCGAGATAGATATTTCATCCAGCTCTATGTCATTGGTAAAGAGTACTATAATTGAAGATTTAATGCCTATTTATAGTATAAATGATGGATGTTCAGATAATAATCACACTTATTGGTGCACGACTTTAAATACGGGAGAGATAATAAAGATAAATAATACTTCTCATAGTGTAGTTATAGATAAATTATTTAACTTTTCTTATCCTGATAAACCTATCGCAAGTATAGATGTCGATGTGAGTACTGATATATTATATTGGATATATGCCGGTGCTTGCGGAGGCGTGCCATTGTGTAATAATATAGCACATTATATGAGAAGTGATACTGACTTTAATAATATTGTTGATATTGAATATGCTGGTCTGGGATTGGGTGCTCCTGATTGGCAGAATTTTATCAGAGTTTATGACAATTATCTCTTACAGCATCGAGCATATTGGCCTGGCACTGGTCCTTTTTATAGAAGGAATTTGACTTATGGGAATAAAGTTGGATATGCTGCTGAATATTTACAGAATATTTTAGGTATTAAAGATGGGATTTTATTTATTCTCAGACATGATAATACTTTAGGAACTAATGGACATCTTGATCGCCTTCAGCTTTCTAATATGACTAAGTTGACCAGCTTACAAGTTAATTACTATACAGGTCAGGGTTATCTAACTTCGTGGGATTGGGATTGGACATCTGTATCAGCCCTAGGCGATTCTACTGGAGTAATTATGATATTCCGCTGGAATCATGTATTAAACGCAAACTTTGGCGCAAGTTTTGATTCTTCATTAAACCTTCTTTATGATGAGCGAATGGATTATATGACAACGGTTGTTGATTCTGATTACTTGAGACGTAATGAACCCCAAATCTGGCCGATGGATTAAGCAGCAAATTTTATAGAAAGGATAAAATATGGCATCACACGAATGCATGGTATGGGCGAAGAATCCACACAATCAGCAGCGAATCAAGTACTTCATGCAAAAAGCGGCAACTGCAATTATTGGAGAAGAAGGAACCACGGCAGGACATGCTGAAAGGGTCGCTTTTTCATCCAAGATTCTGGGTGGGTCTGCAAGTGTTCTTGAATATACTATTGCAGTGACCACCAACCAAACCATTGCAGCAGCCATTAATGCAGCAACGGAACCTTCTGACAACGACATTGAATTCACGGTCAACTCAATGATCAATGATTTCGCTGGATATGACGGAGTTTAGGGAGGTATAAATGGCAACAGTAACACATACTTGGACAACATACGATACCATTGCAGATGTTATTGCAACGGCAAGTCTTAATTCTCTTGCGGATGATGGCACGGCCTTAGGTTCGGAGATCGACAACACCTCCAATAAGGATCTTTAT